CGTGTAGTATTCTTACCAAACTATAGTGTTAAGTTAGGAGAACTTGTATATCCTGCTGCTGATTTATCTGAACAAATTTCTACCGCAGGTAAGGAAGCATCTGGTACTGGTAACATGAAGTTCCAAATGAATGGTGCTTTAACTATTGGTACATTAGATGGTGCTAATGTAGAGATACGTGATTTAGTTGGTGAAGATAACTTCTTCCTATTCGGACATGATGAAAAGGGTATAGCAGATTTGTGGGAACATGGATATGATCCCAAACAACATATGAGTTCAGAATTGTGGGAAGTAATAAACTTAATTAAGGGTGGTCATTTTAGTCATGGTGATAAAGAAATGTTTGAACCATTAATTAATAATCTTTTATACCATGATCCTTTCTGTGTTTTTGCAGATTTTTCTGATTACTTGGATGCACAAGATCGTGTTAGCAGGGCATGGACAAATAGGGAAAGATGGAATAGAATGTCTATTATTAACACAGCACGATCTGGTTTCTTTTCTTCTGATAGATCTATCAGAGATTATTGTTCTAAAATATGGAGTATCTAATGAGAACACAAATCAAGGAAAACAATTATTACATTTTTTGGGTAGTAGCAATGATTGCTTTCATTGCTCCACAAGTTTTTGGAGCAATTGCATATCATAGAATCGCTGACTATCTAAGCAACCCTGTACAGGTTGAGGTTGTTAATAAATGAAGTTTAAAGCACAAGTTATTATTCAATTGAGAGAATCAGTATCTGATGCTGCTGGTAATGCAGTGGCAGCAAATGTTTCTAGGGTTGCTGATTTAAGAAATGTTACTAGATTGAGATTGGGTAAAGCAATTGATATAGAATTTGAAGCACCTGATAGAGAACATGCTGAAAAGGAATTATCTTTAGCAAGTGATCAGTTGTTCTCAAATACTGTTATTGAAGATTGGAGTTATGAACTTAAACAAATACATATTTGATGTTGATGGAACTCTAACTCCTAGTAGGAAACAAATAGACCATTCATTTTGGGCTTTCTTTTTAAAATTTTGTTGTAGTAATGATGTTTATCTTGTTACTGGAAGTGATAGAGAGAAGACTGTAGAACAATTAGGATTGGATATATGTTATAGAGCTAAAAGAGTATATAATTGTTCTGGTTGTGATGTATATGAAAGAGATAAGAATGTTTATAGAGATACATGGAAACCATCTGATGAAGTAAGACAATTCCTACAGGATGAATTAGATTACAGT